ATATCCTTTAATGCACGTTGTCTCTCCAAACACGCCATCCACAGCTTTCATTAATTTGGACTCCATATGCCGCAGATATCTTCCAAGTTCCACGTTATACCTAGGGTTTCGAGGCTGTATTACCCTAGGCGCTGGGTCACCTTTGGCCGTCGATATCTTCTCCGCCTTGACGAAGGTAGTCAAATGACTATCCCTCTCCGAGACGGGGGTGATATGCAGACTCTCCACGGCCCGTGTGTAAGTACGGAGTTTCGCACCGCTGTAGTATGATAGAAACCCATCATAACCCAAACGGTGGGCGACTCCAACCTTCTCACAGACCGCTTTCCTGAACGGGGAAAGACGACTAAAGGCTCCTTTAACAGGTTGTGGAGTGCGAGTGAGTAATCCGTTCCTCTCGACACAGAAAACTCTCTCCACAAGACCCCTTTTCAGGTTTTTCAGGCAATGATTGTGAACTAAGAACCGCGCCTGTGAAGGGCAACCTGCAACCATGAAAATATTGCGGTCCTTAGCATTGGGAGGTCCTGTACGAACCTCTAGCACCTCCTGGGGTAACAACACATCAGATGGGATATCTCGATTGATCTGTGTCACAACCCCAGGTAGACGCACTAGGCCTCCCTATTTAACGCCCAGGGACTCATCCGAGCCCCACAGCGCCGCCGACTCCTCAACGCCCTCCGGGTAGACAAAGCAGCACCCAATCGCTAACGGGAGTATCACATCCCTATCAACATACCGAACGCAATCCTTGTCCATGATCTCAATCATCACTCTCTGGTAGATCAGCCGATTTTCAGGCGTATTCTTGAGGTAACCCACCTTAGCTCTCGCAACTTGTGCAATCTTGGCCGCGTACGGCCTTCTGCGAGGGCGCCCCGTGGACGCAATTACCTTTGTTAATCTACTACCAGTGAGGAGATCTTCCCCGTCTTTCCCTTTGATGACTCGAGCCGGTTCCACCACCAAGCACTCAGTCGCCTCCCTCTCATCCTCCATGTGTGAGCGTGCCTCTGTGCGTAATTTAAATATAGACAGCTTCTCCCTAGGTAGAACTGCGTAGGCAGCCAATGCACAAATTGGTGCAAGGGCCAACCCAGCCGCAATTCTCAGTAGTAATCCACTTTTTGGCAGGCTAGGTCTGGGCACAGCAACGGTGAATGCCACCTCACGACCACAAGACCTAGCTGTAATTGTTTTACTATACGTGGAATAACTAAACAAAGGGACAAGTGGGACCATAGATAGCGCAAGAGGCTTGACGTAGTCAGCCATTCGGCGTCTCTTCATGAACCATTCCCACTTCGCCGCACAATCAGTCTTAAGCAGCTCGATAACGAACTTCTCGAAACTGTCAGCGGTGTTCTCGATCTTGCCTGTCCTTAAGTACTTAAGCACAACTCTACACAGGAGTTGAAAGATGTCGACTGAAGACTCTCTCTCCAATCCAAGAGAGAACGCACCAACGAAGATTTCCTTCTTAGGCCACAGCATCTTCTTGATGGCATCCATGTCGTCTTTACTGGAAGTTACAATTTATCCCCGCGAACGGTAGACCCAGTCTTCAAACCCC